AGAATATACCGGATTTGCATACGGTACGTTAGAGATATTTGTAATTATATTATTTGTATTTGTAGTACCCCCGTAATTAGAGCCTGCAGAACCTCCTCCTAACATTACTCCGTCGTCAATATACCTTTTATCTGAATTTTTATAGTATTCAAAGAATAGTTTACCGCCATTCTTAGGTATTGGAAATAATTTTAGTTGATTTGCTACTAATTCGAAGGAATAAGCTGAACGTCTTACCTGATCATTGAATTCAATTGCTTGAACTTTTAATATATCAAAAGATGTTGGCATTAATAAGAAGTTTACACCTGGACTATACGATCCAAAGTCAAAAGCATCCATTAAAGACTGTACACCTGTACCAGTACCTGCATAAGGGTCAAAATATCTTAATATAGCAGGAGGAGCTTCGTAGAATACTTTTCTAATTTCAATTCCTCCTGTTATACCTTGTTGGGTTGCCCATAAGTTTAAGTCGTAGTTCTGTTGATCAGGTACTGTATCTAAAGATCCTGAATATTTTCTTACAGTTCCACCTACTCCTGCTTCTGTACCATAATTCTTACTAATTTCGATCATTCTATTTAAAGAAGGACGAACTAAGGTAGCATTTAGGTTTATAGATGAGTTACCCCCCTGTACTGATAAGAAGTTTTGTTGTATTTGTTGTTGATATAGTTCATTACCGTACTGTGTAATTGCTTCTTCAAAAGCAGCGTAAAAAGACCCAGATGTTAATTCAACATCCATCAAAGGCCATCCTAATTTTATAGCACAGTATTTTGCTACTTTATCAGCTTCAGCGATAAACTCAGAATCTGTGTCATAAAATCCAAACGGGGTTTGCCCTGCTGCAAACTGTGATGAACCGTTCCATATCTGTATATTAGCCATTCTACTTTATTTTATTAATAAATAGTAACTATCTTTAGTCCCTAAAAGTTTCGTATACCTTTAGAACCGGAGCTACTATTGCGTGTCTGTGATTCTTTTCTAAGTTGACAACTCTAAAGCCTTTTACTTGTTCTTCTACTCTTGTTAAAAAAGAAAACCCTGTCTCTTTTTTAGAGTGTAAATCAATTTGTGCCATGTCGCCACATATTACCATTTTACTTCCTTTTCCTAATCGACCTATTACAGCTTCCATTTGGGAATGAGTAACGTTTTGAGCCTCGTCGACAATTACAAAAGAATCAACAAAAGTTCTTCCTCTCATAAATGCAAATGGTACAATTTCTATCTTACCGTTATCTAAGTCTCTATCTATCTTAACCTTATCATAAAGCATGTATAGATTGTGATAGATGGGTGCTAACCAAGGATCCATCTTCTCTTTAATATCTCCTGGTAAGAAGCCTATATCCTCCTTGGAAACGGTTGGTCTTGTAATAACAATACGTTCTACTTCTTTATTAAATAACATATCTAGAGCTGCTTGAGCTGCTACTAATGTCTTTCCGGAACCTGCCATACCCTTTATAACTGTTATCGGGTTTTCTATAATTATAGACTTGGCGATCTTTTGCTCCTCGTTGAGCTGAATGTTAAACTTGATTGGATACTTAGGTTTACGTTTTTCAACATATACCTCATCAGTGTGCGGTTTTGATGTCATAGATCTTTATTTAATGAAACAACTCTTTATATGTTTATAAATAGACGATAAAGACCTATATAAACAAAAAAAGAGGCCCGAAGGCCTCTCTCTCTATTATTCTATCCTAGATTAGATTTGCTCTAAATCTGTGATAAAGATCTTACCATAGAATTCTGGACGGATCATTTTCTTAGCGTAACGAGTCATCAAACCTTTACGTGGAGTAAATGTTTCTGGATCGTACACTAATGGAGTCATCATTAAAGGCACATAAGGAGCGTAAACCGCACCAGCCTCTAAGAATTGACCACCACGGAAGCCCATTAAGATGGTATTCTCAGTCATGTAAGGGTTTTTGTAAACCTTGAAACGACTGTTTAAGTTACCAACTTTTTGAACACCCATTGCAAACTCCATTTTGTCGCCGTTTGTATCAGCAGCATATCCAGGAATTGATTCCAAGATAGTTGCTACGTTTGGAGAACATACTAAGAAGTTAGCACCACCACGTAATGTCTTTTGGTGAATTTTATTAGATACTTTTTGAATCTTAGTACCTAAAGTTTGGAACCACTGACCTTGTGTGTTATAGAAATCAGAAGTTGAAGTAGTCCAAGCTGAACCATTCCATACTTTGTTATTCTCTACAGACCACTTTTCAGTAGTACGAGCATCTTGAATCAACATGTCGATCAATTCTAAATCGATCTCCATAGAGATATATTCGCTCAACAATGAAGTCAATTCAGCTTCAGCATCAATGCTATGGTAAGCATTTAAGTCTTGAGCGAATTCTGGAGTCCATTGTGCTTTCAATTTACGAGTCTTAGCAACTACTGCCTCAGAACGTAATTGAACGTCAATTTCAGGGATTGTGATAGAGTTATCTACCGCAGCTGAAGAGTTAGCTTCGAAATCACCACGAGCGTTATCAACTGGTTGTTTGTGGTAAACTACATCGAAGTTAGAAGTACCAGCAGAACCTGTATCAGCTGCTACTTTAGTGATAGCTGAACCTAATACTACGAAAGCTACAGTTGATGTACCGTTTGTAGTAGTGTAAGCTTTTAAGATATTTGCGTCTAAGTTAACAGAAGCAGATAATAAAGCAAAAGCACGAACACCTTTAGCGTCGAAGTTAGTTCAAGCTGGTAAAGTTGCAGTTACTACTACGTAGTTAGATGGGTTAATACCGCTTTCATATCCGATAGAAGCTGAATTAGCAGCAGATACTGTGTAAGCTGCGTCTTCTTGAGTCTTTGTGTTCAAAGAGTAAGAGAAACGACCTACGCCGTAAAGACCACCTGTAGGATCAGTATCTAATGTATCCAAAGCACCGTACATGTTATCACCATCCGCGAATGGAGCTTTTGAAGTACCGTATTTGAAATCAAGATAGAATACAAGACCTGAAGGTAAGTTCATTGGTTGAACTGATAAAAAGTCTTTTGCAGAGATCTGAGCGAATACTTTACGTACTAACGGTAAAGCAACACCAGCCCATTGTTCACCATTACCAGCAGTAAATGTACCACCAGTTCCGGTTGTGTTAGCTTCAGCAACGATTTGCTTAGCTTGGTTTTCTAGGATCATAGCCATGTTAGTCTTTTCTTTCTCTCCAGAAAGACCTTCTAACAAGCCTGATTGGCTCCACTTATCTGCTAAACGAGCTGAATCAGCTGCTTGGCTTTTGAAAGTGTTTGAGCTTTCCAATAATGAATTAATTTCCATTTTTGTAAGGTTTAATTTGTTTGATTGTTATTTTAAATAATTCCTGCCAATTTTTGCATTCTACGAACTGTCTCAGATACTTCGCTAATTACTCCTGGATTACTTGCAGTAGTTCCAGTTGCTTTGCTAGCGAAACCTCTTGATTCTTTGATAGGGTTAGTTTCTTTTTTAATTACTAAACTCTCGCAGATAGTTTCGAATACTAATTTTACTTCTTTTACCGTCTCAGCTTTGTCAAAGGCAGCGATGACATTTACTTGTTGTGTTTCGGATAAATTGTTTGCTTTTAATACTTTGTTTAAATAAAGTAATTTAGCGTTTAATAAATTAACTTCAGTTAAATCCTTCTTTAAAGATTGGATTGTTTCTAAAGCTTCTTTCATTTCACCTACCATACCACCTTTAATACCTCCGTATTCACCTGGTGCTGCTGGTAAGTCTTTTTCTTCTTCTTTTTCTTCTAAAGACTTGTATTGGAAGTCATCAGCATGTGAACCCATTTGTGTAATTGGGTTCCATTTGCCTAATTCTGCACCTTTTGCATCTTTAGACATCATGTAGCCGTTTTCATCAGCAAATTGAGTACCTTGAGGGAATGATTTTTTCCATTCTTCAAAGTTATCGAACATTCCTGCTCTCAACTCAGTTAACTTAGCTTCTAATTCAGCAATTTGTGTTTCTTTAGATGGACCTGCTTCTGCTTCTGGAGACATTGCTCCTTCTTCTTTAGCTGGTGCACCCATTCCTTCTAATTCTTTTAAAAGTTCTTCTAGGTCGATTTCTTCTCCGTCCGCAACATCTGGTGCTGGGCCTTCTAAGTCATCTCCTGCTGGCATCTCTTCGCCAGGAATTTCTTCTCCTTGAGGAGCGCCTGCTCCCATTTCTTGAGCGATGATATCGCGGATTAAAGTTTTGAAGTCTTCAACTGATAAGTCGCTTACTTCTTTATCTTCATCAGCACCCATCTCTCCTTCTGGAGCTTCTTCACCTTCCGGTGCATCTTCTGCTGCTGCAGCATCGTCTTCAGATTCTTCTGAATCATCCTCTGCTGCTTCACTGAATCCTAAGTCACTTTCTGCTACTAATCCTTCTTCTGCAATTACCTCTTCAGAACCTTCTAGTTCTTGAAGTTTAGCGGCTAACATATCTTTTAAATGAGGAGTTAAACTCTCTTCTAAAGATTGTTTTGCATTAGCGATAGCGGCTTCACGGACAGATTTGGCTTCAGCAATAGCTTGCTTGAATAAATCTTTGTTTGCCATTTTACAATAAAATTGGTGTGGTTTGTACGATTATTAAAATCGTAATAGAATTTTGTAGTGTAGATACCGTATAAGAACGGTATATTTGTATATAAATATATACTATTTTCCGAAACCGGTTAATTCCTAGAAAAACTTACCTATGTACTGTTTAACCTCACTGCCTTTGACAGCAGCAAGGGCGCCTTCTAAACTAGCTAAACTAATATTTTTAGCCTGTAATGCTTTTACTGCTGTAACACCTGAAGCGATTAAGAAGATTGCTACTATTACGTGAAATATAGCGTTAGATATGTTATGAGCTTTTTTAGGATCTTTAACAAACTTATGAACGATTGCTTCAATAGGTCTAACATATAAATGATGTAATTTATCCGCTAATACACCCATATCTTGGAAATACTTTTCAGCAGCAGATGGATCTTCTGGTTTATCACCGAATATTTGTCTTACTAATTTAGAAGCGTTTCTTCCTAGACGTGCAATTAAACCTAGTATAGCAGGTAATGCTACTATAAGACTTGCTGTAGTAAGAAGACCTTCTTTAGGGTCATCTACTTTATCAAATTCTGCATTAATACCGTTAGCAAGTGTTTTAAACTCGCTACCTAAGGCTGCTGCTAGTTGATCTACTTTGTTGTCGTTCTCCAGTATAATTGCTGTTAGTTTCATTACGCTCTTAATATATCGTTTATAATGTTGTCTAATTTACTAAATTTAGACACAGACTGTATACTTTCGTTTAATGAGATTGGATTCATAAAGGCACCATGTGTAGATGGATTAGATACGAAATCCCAACAAACTAGTTCAAAATCTGGTTGTACTTCTAAAGTACCTTCGTTAGTTTGTTGAACAGATCCTGTACCTCTTGAAGAGATACCTATAGTATGACCTGCTTTAATAATTTCTTTTACGATATTACCTGATGGTGTATTAAGTAGTTCTACTCTTCCCATTAGTTCATCACCTTTCCACCATAATTCTTTTATAATATGAGATGCGTTTTTTAGAGATACTAAAGCAGATTCTGGATGATCTAATTCACCATATGCGTTACCGTTTTTAACAAACTCGGTTATATACTTATCTACTTCTCGTAAAAGTATTTGTTTATCGTAAACACGTCCGTTCTGGTTTTTAGCTCCAGCACGTTGCATAATACCTTCTACTTCGTATACTCCAGGTCTTTCCTTAGATTCTCTAAGAATAGGTCTAAAGGCTTGTACTTCTACTAATAATGCCATGCTTATTTCTTTTTTATAATTTTGCCTTCTTTCATCGAAAACATTGCTCCTCTAGAATTACCTGCTGAGTATCCTAACTGCTCTAACTCTTCTGGAGATAAACGTCTAGATTTCGGAGTTTCTATAGCAAAATATTTGGCCATTACTGGTTTTAAATCTTCTTTAAATGCATTAGATACTGCAGGGGCCATAAATGAACCAATTTCTTCATAAATACCTTCTATATTTTCTCTTGTATCTAAGTACATTTTTTCAATCTTAGCAATATGTGCGGCTAAGTCTGTAGCACCTTTTCTAATTCTTGCTGCTAAGTCTTGATTGTCTGGGTTCTCGTAGTTAATATACTGTTCTAATTTCTCGGCTGCAGCTTCATTTAATGGTTGCTTATCTTCTAATAAGTTAATAATAACTTTCTTCATAGCTTCTTTTAATTCGGCTTTCTTCATACCGTTAAAAGTGTCTACTTTGTTATTATCTTTAGCAGCTACCATTTGATCGTGCTTATCTACTTTAGTAGATTCTTTAGCCATAAGGTTCAAGTAGTAGTTACAATCTTTTTCTAAGTTAGCCATTGCTTTCTTCTTAGCTTTCTCGTATTCTTTCTCTTCTACTTTACCGGCAGAATCAACACCCATAGCGTCTAATTCAATATCAACTCCTCTACGAATAGTCTCTGGTGAGTAACTATCTTCTGATTTGTTATCATAAACTACTTCTTTTACTTCTGCTATCAATCCTCTATTTTTAAAGATTTGAATACTATCTTCATACCCATTAAACTGAGTAATAAATTGAGGGTATTGTTTTTGAGCATCACGTAAGAATTCAGCTTTTGTATATCTGTTTTCGTTTACAGCGTTAAACTTTTCTTGTAGCGTTTTCATTTAGATAGTCTATTAATTTTGTATTTGAAGGTCTGCTTGGACGGCTTACTTTTTTAAAGCCTAGCTTCTTCTCATAATTTGTTCTTTGTTATCTTTCTTTCCTCCAAAAGCAAATCGAGTAGCGAATGCATCGTTTGCTCCGGGAGTGTATGTAGAACCGCCAACATTGGTTACGTTAGCTTCTTCTAGTACTTCTTGTACTAATTTTCTTAATTCGCTTATTTTCATATCGTTTCAAGTTCATGTACTAACTCGTAGTACTGCATAAGGTTGACTAAGTGGGTATCCCCTATTTTCTCCTTGTTTGACACAGGTTTAATAGCTTTCTTTACCTCTTCTAGTTTAATCTTAATAACCTGATCAGATACCTTCTGAGACAATTCTACTACCTTTGTTGCAATCTTTTCTAATTCTTCGTTTACGATTGTTCTAAGGCGAGTAGTTGAATTAACAGAAGTTATAAACTCTTTTAAAATATTTTTTTGTTCCGGAAGTAAATCTTTATAGCTGTCATTAAACTTTTCTAATAAAATTTTAAATGTAAGTAATCTTAAATCTTTATCGTATTTTGAATACTCTTCGATTAAGGTATCTTTTACATCATCTTCGTTTTGAGCTTTTGAAGTTAAGTGTTCTAAAATTGTAGTTTTATTTTCAATTAAAGAACTAGGGTCAACATTCTCTGCGTTATTTTGTGTTTCTAATAAACAATATAGAGCAGCTAGTGCTTTATAGTCTCTTACTTGTATTGCAAAGAACTCGTCTACATTGTAGTGAGTTTTTATTTCTGCAATTAATTCATACTTTTGTTTCTTAACAGCAGCTTGATCTAACTTGCGAGAGATTTCTGTTATTGTTGATAGTATTGCTTCTGCTCTTAGAGGAGAAACATTACTGTTTTTTGATATAAATTCATAGAGTTTATACTCCTTAGCTAAAGAGGACTTTCCTGCGTAGAATTTCTTTAATACACTTAATGCAGGAGAATCTTTTTTAGATAGGGTATCTGATGCGATTTGCTTTACAAGCAATTCAAATATCAGTCCTGTGTTTTTATACTTCGAATGTTTTACTTTCATCTTATAGGTTTCCTATTATAAATATGCTTTATTCACCTAAATCTCTAATATTGTCTTCCTTTAGTAGATTTGATTCATCTTTCTTCTGAGTATTAAAGACCATTTCTTTAAGTACTTCTTTATTTCGATGGTAAACAGCTTTTGTATTTAACCCTTCCATTACGTTCTCGTTATCGCTTGGATAACCGCCTTTCATTCCTTGGCTGCCTAATGGATCTCTTCCTCCTAATGGATTGTCATTGGTATGATACATTGACATATTTGTTCTAGGACGTCCACCCTCTTCTCCTGGATCTGTTAATCCTTTCGGTGGAGCCGGATGATCTTCGTATCCTGGTGGTACTGAGCCTGGCCCTCCCCCTGAAAGTCTATCTGTAGCAGTTGATCTTCTACCGTACATTGACGCTAGGTCATGTGGTGTACCGTAAGATCTTCCTGATTGTGCAGGATCGTTTCCTTCTCCTTCTATCTGAGCTAATCTAAAGTTTCTCTTGAAATCTTCTCTAATTAACTCTCGCATCTCATTGTACTTATCTTCTGATAAGTGGAAGATATTATCGTAAATATAATCTGTTGAGAATAATTTAGTATCTATCATCTGAGCTGCTAAGTCAATCTTTTCTTTCATTAAAGCAACTCTTTCTTGTTCGTAAACAATAGAAGGATTTGTTAATTTAATTTCAAAGTTAACTAACGATTCACCGGTAAAGCCTTGAGCATATAAATGGACTAATGCAATCTTTGTTAACTCAGATTCCATAATCTTTTGCACTCTCTCTACTGTTCTAGCAAAACGAATATCTTCTGCTGCTAAAGTTGCTTTACCGTTTAACTCTCCTTCATATCCAAAGTAAGCTTTAGGTATCTTTAATGCAGCAAATAATTTATCTCTTAAGTAAACAACGTCGTTTGTTCCGTCGTATTCTAAACCTTTTGTAGTTTCAATACGAGTAGAAGTATCACCTCCCCTTACAGGTAGGTAGTAATCTTCCATCATATTTTGTAGATTGAATCGTAAGTTATACTGACCATATTGACCCATGTAAGGAGTCTTTTTCATAGTGTTGATAGTCTTTTGCATAAACTGTTCAACCTCTGCTGGTGGTATCTGACCTACGTTAATATAGAACATTCTCTTTTCTGGAGCTCTCATGATACGGTGAATTAACATCGCATCTTCCATTAAAGTTAACTGTTTAAAGATCTTACGAGCTGGTTCTAAATAAGAACGTCCATAAGGTAAGTAGTTAGTATCTGAAATTAACCTAAAGTGGGCCATTTCGTAATTGTCTAACTTAATTACTTTCTTATTTGTATTAGGAGTATAGTTAGGACTTTGTGAAGTAGCTAAACCATCTAAGTCGATCTGAAAAGTTACTTTAGTCGGATTTTCATGATCTTCTCCTTCATGTCGTGAAATATGGTAAACCGTATAAGGCAGTACATTATATACTCCTAAACCGTCTGCAATCTCTAACTTTAAAAAGAAGTCTCCGTACTTGACCATGTTACGAGTCCATGACCATAGGTTAAATTCAATATTAAGTATATCGTAAAATAAATTATATAAAACTCGTTGTATATTTTCGTCAGAAGACCTAATAGCTAAAACTTCACCAAAATCGTTTTTTACTGTTGCTTCATCGGCTATAATATCTAATGCAGAAGCTAAAATAGGATCTGTATCCATAGCTTCATAGTCAGAGTATAACTGTATTCTTAGAGTTTGAAAGTTTAAATTCGGGTTAAATATATTTCTATTATTATAGACATATAATCTACTAAACCTATCTATAAGAGAGTTAGTCTGGTATTTACCGGTTGTTTGTATTTGATTAGGATCGATTACTTTTAACTCATCACCACCTACGTTACGTATAAGTACGTCTGTTGCGAAGAGTCTCTGTAGTCTACTAAATAAGCCTTTATCTGCCATTTAATTAAAATGTCTTTAGTTATAAATAGATTCGTTTAAAATAACCAGCTTATATCTTCCTTCTGCTGGCCACCCATATCTATAAGATACGGATTATTTTGGTAGGAACCAACTGTTGATATAACAGCTTGGTTTTTTGCATTAAGATTTGAGAAAGAGGAAAGTTGTGCTCTAGCTAAGTCAAGACCTTGCTGTCTTAGTCTCAATGCGGTATCCCTTACGTATAGTGAGGTTGCGAAGGCCATCACTAAATCATCATTATAATTTATCTGTGCTTGGGCTTTTCCGTTCTTCCATACAAATACTCTCATCTCAAGTAGTAACCTTTTAGATTGAACAGTAACTGCTTTCTCTCTAATATACTCCATCATCTTTGCAACCACTAATGGACGCGTTTTCATTGACATTGTAAAGCCGGGAACGAGTTTCTCTCTTTCATATTTCGACATATACGATTCAACTGTATCTTGGTTAGAGGTTGAACTATAGTACATATTCTTATATTCTCTTTCTAATATCTGTTCTATGGTAGACCACCCTATATTTGCGTTTTCTACTACTAGAAGCGCATCATTGTATTCAGAAGCGATTCCTACCAAGACGTTACCGAATTCCTTCGGGGATAACTTCCCTTTGTACTCTGCTACCTGAACGCAACTTTCTATATCCATTACGTGAAACGTAGAAAAGTCAGTAGAGTCACCTCTAGATACGTCGGCTGTAACCATATAAGATTTTGTATAATCAGGACTTTCCCAAACCCATAAATTGCCATCAACTCCTCTTTTTTCTGCTGGATCTTTTTGATAAGTTTCTTCATAAAATTGTAAATCTTCTGGTTCAAATACGGTTTCTCCTGATGATAGGAAGTCACAGTCACATTCCTGTGCTGCCATTCGAGGTCCTAAATCTCTATCTTGCATGTCTCTCCAAACCTGATTTCTTTCAGGATGGACTGTCCATGGTAATTTAATAGGTACAAAGGAATTTTCAGCTACTTCTGCTTTTACATAGGTAGAGTGAAACCAGTTACCTATACCGTTAGGAGTCGATAGAGCTATACATTGACCACCGGTTGCTAACGTTTGTTGTGCAGCAGTAAAGGTTTCCTCAATGTTATCAATAAAGGCGGCTTCATCTATTAATAGTAGTGATACTGCTTCAGAACGAGCAGAATCAGAATTACTTGACTTTGCTTGTATCTTTGAACCGTTTTTCAGCCTCAGTGAGAGTTTATTCTTCTCTACTGCATGTAGACGTAACCACTTGGGTAACTGTTCATACATGAATTGTACTTTAGAAACCAGGTTTCTTGCTGTTGCTTGTGTAGTTGCTAAGGCTAGTACGTTCTTATCTTTATGGAAGACCATCAACCATAACGAGTAACCAGCCGCTAAGGTAGATATACCAAGCTGTCTAGACTTTAATGTAATAAGAAATTGATTATCTCTAAATAAATGTAGTACTTTCTCTTGAAATGGGTATAAATTAAAGAGAATTCTACCCCTTGTCGGGTGTTGAATATAGCAATACTTCTTCATGAAGTACCCTGGATCTTTAGCACATTTTAAATATTCTTGTGCTATTATATTTCTAATATCTTGCGACATAACTAATTAATTATATCTCAATCCCGCGAATCTTATCTAAAGTTCCGAATCTAGATTGAGTTGAGTTACTTCCTTCTTTTTTCGTAAATATACGACGTAGTATAATGCCGTTTATATCTTGTTGAGAGTTTGTAAAAAAGAAATCTCCGTCTCTTTTTCTTATGTGAGCATAAAAACTACTACTATGTTCTTCTATAAAAGTATCAATAGGTATAAACTTTCCATTTTTAAAATTAACTGTGTTACCTTCTATTTCAAATTTAACTTCCATGTCTCCCTTGTAGTAGTACTCAATAGGTCCGCCCATCGGAATAGTGCCCTGTACAATTGTTTTTATTAACTCTTTTGGTACTTTTCTCGAAACATCAGGAATAAGTTTGTTACCTGTTAAATTAACTCCGTCTAAGTTATGTGCTTCAACTCTATCTTGGTAGAACTCGTAAGCATCTTCATAAAAATCTGTTAACCATTCTCTAATTTCTGGGTTAGTTATGGCCATAGCTGTCATACCTTTAATTCCACCACCCGCTAAGGTAGGTGCTTCGTTTCCTTTAGCTGATACTTTTATATCTTATCCTTTTACTTTCAAGATAACATCTGCATAAGGTTCGCTTCCAAACTCATTCAAGCCGTCTACTTTAACTGCAGTCTGAACTCCGTTAATTTCTATATTATTTGTACCTTTTAGAGTTTTGACTCCCGGTACTGCGTTTATAGCATCTATTATTCCATGCTCTTGTCTTTCTGTTGTAGCTATTTTACTCCCGCCGGTACCCCCGAATTCTCTAGTCTTCTGTAATGCGCTAAAACTTACATCATTTCCTTCTTCGTCTTTAAAAAAAGGAAATTCATTTATTCTAGTACCTCCAATTTTTTTAATTGCCTCTACTTCCATTGAATGAAATAGTGCTGCGTAAGAATCGTCAGCGTATGTTAAAATACTTTGGCTGCTATCTTTAAATTCAAACGGTGCTCTATTTTCTATCTTATTATCTATAACTTGTAGTCGAGAATACTTTCTACTTGCATCACTAAAGTCGTTCCATTTTAAGACACCTTCGTCTAATCTAAATCCAAATAAGGATTCAAATAGATCCATATCCTTTTCATTACTTAAATCAGGATACCCTTTCTCACATCTGTACGACCATTCTAGTATTGTTTTTTCTACTAAATTCATTTATTTCGGATCTTCTGCTGGTTCTTGAAATTCTACGTCTTCTCCTCCTAAATCTGCTCCGCCTTCTGCTCCTGCTTCTCCTTCCGGTGCTGGTTCTTCTTCTGCACCACCTGATGCATCAGCGCCTGGGAAGTCTCCTCCACTAGTGCTACCTGATGATCCGCTGTCTCCAGCATCTTCTCCACCTTCACCTGGCTCACCGCCTGTGTTAGGTCCGTATTTAAGCAATTCGTTTAATTTATCTAATGCTTGTTCGAAGTCTGCTAATTTATTAATGTAGTAGCGTTTACCTTGAATCTGTG